CAATAGAAAATCCAAAAAGTTTTGCCATTTTATAAATTTAAAACCGTCTTATCTATTTATTAGTTGATGTTATCGCCACCTGCGCCAGCGGCAGTTCCTCTAATTGCTTCCCACCACTGGACTTGAAGTTCTACAGTGAACTCTTCAAGCGTGTCTGTCGTGTCATATGACAGATCAATTTGGGAGACATTTGTTGGGAAAACATCATGGAATTTGTATGTTCTCAACTTTTCTCCGTCACGATCTAGTTGATGAACTAGAGCATCAGCATAATAATCTCCAGGTGTGGTTAGACCCTGAGCAGTTTCAACATTATTAATTTTGTTCATCCAGTTTTCAAAAGCATGGCGAATAGCAAAATCAGTGTCGTTAATAATTGTAACTGTCCAAGTATCAAATGTTCTGTCACCAGCAATCTTTAAAATTCTTCCTCTGAATGCTACATCAATTGGAGTAACGTTTGATGCTGGAAGAGCGGCAGTTTTGACCAGGAAATTTGCCAGATCATTACTTGCTCCCGTTAAACCTCCAACTTGAGTAGGGAAGACTAACTCAACTTCAAATAGATTCGGTCTGGCACCGCCACCTTTTAGTCTAGCTTTAAAGTCTGAAATTGTTCTTAATGCCATTGTTAGATTCCTCTAGTTGAATTAAACGGTTCCGATGATTTCATCAAATGATACACCAGATCTGGTGGCGACAAAAGTCAATCCAATGAAATTAATAGATCTAGCAGGTTTGATGAAGATGTCAGCAACAAATTCATTATTATCTATGATTGCTGCTGTGTTATTTGTCTCATCACAAATGACTCTAAAGTCTTGAATACCTCTCTTTGCTTGAACATCACGTAAGAAAGGTTCAACAATATTTACGAAGTTTGATCTTGTGGTTTCATCGTTGAATTCAAACAACTGATCTTTAGCAGCAGCAGAAATCGCGTTCTCCAGATAGATGAACAATCTACGAACGTTGATTCTGTCAAATGCCGATGACTTAGCAAGACCAGTCTTATCACCAAAGAGAACGATTCCAGAACCAGGAGTAAAGATGACTGAGTTGATTCTATTAGAATACAGTCTGTCTCTTTGAGTTTTGCTTGGGTTGTATGCCAGTTTAACGGCATTAAGAATAGCACCTCTGGTTGTTCCTGCTGGTGAGAACCATGGGAAGTTGTTGATATCGTTTCTGGCACATAGTCCAGCAATATCACCATTCAGAGGGACATATCTAAATGTATCGGCAAACTTATCATACATGTACTTATAACCACTATCAAAGATCGCATAAGATGACGATGTAACTGGTGCGTAGAAACTGATTACATTATTTGTAATATCAGCAGCAGAGTTTACAGTTACTGATCCAACGGTTGAATCATTCAAGAAAGCGAGTCTGTGTGGAGAAATAAAGGCAACTGCGTCCTTTCTTTCTTCAGCAACTGAGATTAGTTTATTAGCAAGTGACTGAGCACTTTCTTTGACATAATTTGCCGATCCCATTAAGAGGAAATCAACTTCATACTCTTCACTATTAGCAAAGAGATCATATCCAGTTGAAAGATTACCAATAGTTGAGGTTAGTGATCCACTGACTGTAATATCAGTACCACCATTATAGTTTTTACCACCAGCAAGAGTGAGGGTATTTGCCCCAGTCGCTCCAAAAATAATTGAATCCGTATCTTGATCCCATCCACTGTCTGTAGTAAGTGTGAACCCTGAACTAAATCCAGTGGTTACAATACCTGTTGGTTGAGAACCACCAAAGATGTACTGTGAGTTTGATGCGAGATACTTTCTCCAATAAGATGGTGATCCTACAGAGAATTCGGCATCTGATGCCTTTGAAAGACTCAAATGCTTCTCAAGAATTGTTCCAGCATTTCCACTTACAGTTCCTTTGTCATCAATTACAACAACATGAACTTCATCAAATCTTGCGTTTCTTGCTGCTGCGAATGATGATGTGGAAGGTCTGTCGGCAATTGTGTTCCAAGCAATCGTGGTGTTGTTTGAAAGTGCGATTGATTGTTGATCAAACCAATCTTGCTGAGCAGTATATGAGGTTGTTCCAGCAGCAGTTGATGCTCCCGTGGCGTGAATCGCAACAGATCCAGATCCAGAGAAAGCATAAACTCCAGATGGTTGATAATCTACTGTAGTTTCAGTTCCTGCTGCTGATACATGAGAAAGAACCTTTACGTATGCGTTAGTACCACTAATTTGCGTGATGACACCTTTTAGATAACCATCAAGTGTTGAGGTTGTTCCAGCACCAGGTAGAGTTGAACTGATTGCCTGTGTTACACCATAACCAACTTGAATGTTTGGTAAACCAGCACTGGTTGATACTCCAACAAGAATCTGATCTGCTTTGGCATCAATTAAAGCAACTTTGACACCGTTTGCCCAAGATCCAGGATCTCTTGCTGCTACTGTTACACCACTAATGGTATTTTCATCATAACCAAGATTGTTATAATCGTCCAGACTCTTGATTTTGATGCTAGATGCTGCTCCAGCAAATCCATTTTTTAGGTCTGTATCATCAGATCTTACAACTCTTAGTGATCCACCATAAGCAAGATATGAAGAAGCAACCATCCAATGCTCATAATGCTTGTCTGTTGGATAAGGCTCTCCAAAATTTTGAAGTAAGTCTGCCTCATTCTCTACTAAAATAGGTAGGTCTACAGGACCTTTTGCGAAAGGCGCTACAATTGCCCCAACAGCATCGGAGGTTGGGTCAATTCTACCAACTGTTAAATCAACTTCTCTTACTACAATTCCAGGAGATGCTAAATTTAGCGGCATCTTAATTCTCCGTCTAGTTCAGAATTATTCTAGAAATATTTATTAAAAAGGTTATTTTAAATGGGGAAATGGTGCGTGAACAATCTACCAGTCAGGATATTCCCATTCAAGAAAAGGTTTTCCTTCTTTTATCTTTCTTCTTCTACTTAAAATTCTTACTTTAGTACAGTCCTTACACTCATAAGAATATGCGGAAAGAAAAACTGCTCTACCTTTACGAGTCAAATAAAAATCACTAATTAAGTTTTTAACTTTACCACATACTCTACATTTCCTATCAGAGAATAATATATGTTCTAATTCTATCTGATCATCAAAATCCATTAGAGATAATCCCACATATATGAGCGATCTCCATACTCATCTAGGTGCCATCTATCTCCATCACTATCAACAAAACTATCTGCCTCCTCCAAACCAGTTTGAATAAATCCAAATGGTGACATATCTTGTTCAATCTGATTTTTTTGCTCTTCGTAAATTCTCTTACGAACATCATTGTCCGTCATTTCTTTGAAATAGTCCTGAGCTACCAACCAAGAGAAAATTACAAGGCACATTGCTAGGTCATCATTACAACCTTCTTCTGCTTCAAAAGAATTGTGTCTCTGAGCAAAGGTTGTTAACTCTGATATGATCTCATAATCTACAGTTAATAACTTATCATCTTCTAATAAAGTCTTTAGGTTAGAACATCCCAACTTTTTAACTGCTGCGGTCATTCTTACACCGAGTTGAGATTTCTTTCCACTGAATCCAGAACCTACAATCTGTCCAGCACGACCTCTCATAGCACACATCAGAACATTATCATACTCAAGATCAAAGTGAAGAATGCTTGCGACTTGATCTCCAATATCATTAACCTCAATTAATAACCAAGCATCATTATATCCTTTTGCTACTTCGTGAATTACACTTGGAAATAGCATTGGTTTGATTTCATTATTCCTATATTTGGCAACGACTTTATACGGGAACTCGGTAATATCAAAGACAATAAATGCCGAATAGTCATTACCCAATCCACGAGCAACGTCAACTGTGATTAGATAATTATTCTCCTCTTTAGGTTGCTCATATATGTCAAGACCAGCATTTCGTTTGATTGGATCTTCATAAACAAGATTTCTTAACTTGGAAGGATTAATCAGTGTATTGACCGATCCTAAAAATTCGCACTCAAACTCAACCTTAAACTGTTGTTCTGAAGTATTTGCGATTGTTTGTTGCTTCCAGTATTCGTCTCTTCCAGGAACTTCAGACCAATGAACATCTGTGGGGACATATTCGTTCTTGCCCCTCTCAGAGTCATGCCACATACGGTAGAAGTGATTCATACCGCGTGGTGTAGAAACGATAATTACCTTCGTGCTTTGTCCAGAAGAAATAGTAGGATAAACAGAGGCAAAGAAGTCATCAGCAATGTGATTCGGGATGAAAGCGAACTCGTCAAGAAAGATGACATTATAGGATCCGCCTCGGACAGCAGATGATGAAGTAGAGTTAGATGAAATTTTGGAGCCATTTTCCAGTTCTAAAGATCCTTTGTTCCACGATATAATACCTTGCTGCATCCATTTAGGTAGATTCTCATAAGCAAGTTGTAGTCTTCCGAGAAGGTCTCTTGCCGTGGATGCTTTGTTTGCTAGAATAGCTATATTAACATTGTCGTTGAATACAGCATAATGTAACAAATATGAAACACAAGTCGTAGATTTACCCGTCTGGCGAGGCATCTTACAGATATTAAATCTATTCTCGTGGAAGTTCTTTACAAGTTTCTCTTGAAATGGATACATCTCAAAAGGAACAAGACCGTGATCCAGAGAAACGATTTTAATATAATTTTTTGCAAAATATACAGGATCTTCTTTACACTTTAAGAACTCAATAATTTGTTCTTCTGTAAACTCAATTTGTGTATTTGCTTTTTTTAAATTTGGGTTACCAAGATAGACTTCACTCATAAAAAATTACCTACTAATTTCTTCCCAGTCCATTGATGCGTGAATATCTGCACCATTAGCATCAGAAGCACATACAATAGAAAGTTCATAAGGTGTTCTAGTCAATCCATCTCTTTCTAACTGGAACTTAAATAGTGCCTCTTTAAGAATATCTACTGATGTTGAACCTTGATTAGAACCATATGTATATCCAGATGCTAGTATTCTTCCACCAGTATAAGTTCCCCCACCAATCTTATATTCAACAGCACTATCAACACCAGCATCAGTCCAAGTTGCACCACTAGATGTTCCAGATGCTCTTACTTGCCAGTTATAAGTTGCATTATTTGTAATGCCTAGAATAGAAAGTGCAGTCATAATTATAATTGCATCTAATCTATTTGGTGTTGCTTTAAGACGAATTGATACAACTGTATAATAAGTTCCTGCTGTTGTTAAATCAACTGGTGTTTGGACTGGTGTTCCTACTGCCTGCTGTATTCCACGAAGTTCATAACCACCTTCTGAAATTACACTAGAACAAACTTGTTTCAGTGTGCTTGAACTTGTTGTAATTCCAGTATTTGCAATCTCATATCTCAAAGGTAATGATGCCGTTGTAATATAAGTTGAAGTGATTAAGTTTGCGTGATGGAATGAATGGCAGTGAATAAACTTCCCATCAACTACAAAACCCAATCTAACTGTTCCAAGTCCTAACCATTCAATATCCATCCACAAAATTTGTGCTTTGGAAATATCTAATGTAATGCCTGATGGATTGAGATGTCCTGCACCAAGCATAGTATCAATATTCCAATCTTCCTGTGCAACTCTTGTTGTCGTTCCAAGAGATAAACTTCTTTCTACAAAATACAAAGTATCTCCATCAAGTTCCAGATACATTCCATTATCTGCACCATAATATCCTACTCTTTGACGAAGATTTGCTTTTGCTGGGTTCATTACAAATGTATTCAATACCTGTAATGATTTTCCTGGTTGATAAGAGAATACTTTTGTGGTTTCCCTAATTGCAGAACATCCAGCAGTAGTTCCTATACTAATATTGACTAAACCTTGTGCTGTTACAAATCCAACTGTTGAACCAGTTCCTACAACTAAACCACTCCAAAGATTATTGTCCTTGTATCTGTGGGAGCTATCAAAAAGTGTTAATGGACTTGAAGTTCTTAAACGACCAAATGCATCAGTTGCTATTGGTGGAAATGTAACAGATGCTGATGATGTTGTAGAAATTGATACTGTTCCCGTAACTGGAAATGGATTTGCTGTGCTGACTGGTGAATTGTTGAGGTTGATTGATACTTGCCCTGTTGTTCCAATTCCTACTGTTCCTTGAACTGTAACAGTAGAACCAATACTTGATACTGCGACTGTTGTGACTGGATTGGTTATGTAGAATGAAGTATTAGAAATAGAAACTGTATTTCCTATTGATACAGTATTCAGTAATGAAGAAATACCAACTGGAAGATATGAAAGATTTAGATTTACTGTTCCAACACCAACAGGCATATAAGGAACACCCATATCCTGTAAAATACCACTTGAACCAACTTCTGTAATATGAGTATGGACAGGATTTTCGGGAGTGCTTGTGACTGATACAGTTGTTCCTACATTTACATCACCAGTGATTGTAATATTAGAAGAACCTAATGAAACTGGAAATGGATTAGCATAAGTAACTAATGATGTTCCAGCACCTGTAAGAACTACGGATTGTGCTGGTTGGGGAAGAGGATTATAAGACATATTAGATTAAGAACCAATTAGAACCATTGTAAAAATAAGTAAAACTTTGATGATTGATAGTCATAATAACTGAACTATCATTCTCTACACTTGTTCCAGCACCTGCCTGGACTGTTATATTGTATGTAGCAATCTTATTACCCTCGTCTTTTATGATGAGTTTTTTTCCATAAGAAGGAATTTGTGGCAATACAATTGTTACTGGAACATTTGCACTTACACCAATATAATCATCAACATTCGATGCCTGATAGTAAGTGGTAATACCAGAGATATTTACAATTGTTGTGCCACCAACATCATTTGGATCAACAAACTCTGCTTGATTTGTTGTGGAATTCCATTGTAAAAATTTATTATTATAAGCACCAGAATTAGTTGCGATGCCTACAATATCATCCAAGTATCTTAATCTGGTTTCGCCACCTCCACCAACTGTTGATAGTTGTTGTTGAATACGAGAAAGAAAAAGTTTATAATGTTTCTGTAAATCGTCAAGTGTTGCGAACTTTTGGTCTAACGGAGTTAATGAGTCTTGTTGAACTTTAACATCACTTGGTTCAGCAAGAAGTCCTAAAGATTTCTCAATTAGTTCATCTTTGGGTTCTTCAAGTTCTTCTTTATATTCTTCCAAAACCTCAAGAACTTCATCCAAAGAATTTTCAATTACTTCTTCAATTACCTTTTCTTGTTTTTTTGGTGTCTCTGAATATAACCAGTCTTCAAATGCTTTGACCGTTTTTTGTTCTTGTACTTTTTTCTTTTTCTTTGGATTAATCTCTTCTTTTAATGGAGACAAAAAAAGTTCATCAAAAGAATCTCCAACCAGAGTTTCTTTCTTTTCTTTAACAACTTTTTTTCCAGTACTTATCGTTGAAAAGAAATCATCAACAGCATCTCCTACTGTTTCGTCAAGTTCCTTTTTTCTTTTTTGCTTTCCTGCACTTATTGCAGTAAAGAAATCAGATAAGTCCTTGGAATCTATTCCAAAGTTATCCACTTATCAATCCTCGTATTCTTGACCATCCTCAGTTTCATCGAACATACTTGCAGCAACTTCTGGTCTTACTGCATTAATTTTTTCTGCTGATTTTGCAAAAAGAATTTCTTTAATCTTGTCACTGACTTCCGCAGGAGATTCGTCAGTTAAAATCAAATCCATTAAATCGTCCATAGTTATAATAGTTTTTAACTAAAAATATTTATAATTCCCCAGCAGACCCTAAATCAACACCTGCTTGTGTGTTAGTCAATCCTGGTTCTTGGGGCATAGTTCCAAGTGCAT